CTTGATTACACCCCTGCACTTAATGCTAACCTTAATGTTGATGACACAGGCAATACATTTGCTGGTGTTCTACAAGGTAAGTACAGAGTGTACATCGACCCATATTCTGCTAACGTTGCTGCTGATCAGTATTACGTTGTTGGATACAAAGGTACATCTCCTTACGACGCTGGACTGTTCTACTGCCCATACGTTCCACTACAGATGGTTCGTGCAGTTGGTCAGGACACCTTCCAACCAAAAATTGGATTTAAGACTCGTTATGGTATCGTCGCAAACCCATTTGCTGAAGGTACTGAGCAAGGTCTTGGTCGTCTACGTGTTAACTCTAACCGTTACTACAGACGTGTTAAGGTTTCTAACCTCATGTAAGCAAGACGCTTATATTTCTTACAAAGACTCCTCTCTGAGGGGTCTTTTTTTTGTCAAGGTCTCCTAACAATAAATATTGTTACAGGAGGTAAAGACAATGTTACACATTAATTTTAATTGGGAAACACCAGAAGTTCCAGAATATGATCCAGAAATTCATAATCCAGAGAGGGTCTTTGCCTTTCTGTGTTACAGGGGTATACACTATGCAAAGTGGGTAACTCTTGATGTTTTTAATATTGGAAATTGGAATTTAAAAAATCCAAGAAAGGGGGAATAATCCTCCTTTTTTTGCTTGCTAAATATTACAGTATGTTAAGACCTATCAATTAGTGGAAACTTTAAAAATGACCTCAATGATCTTGAGTGAGGTAGTATTATTATTCGGTATGTTCTTAATTATGATGTATGCTATGAACGAATAAATAGAAGAATAACAGGTATAATATAATGTCTACTCCTTGGTCGAATCAAATTAAAAACAGGAATTATCTATCTCCTGTTGGATTCAAATTTGTAATAACTAAAGCACCAAAGGCAGATTTTTTCTCAAACTCTGCTTCAATTCCTGGTATTAATTTGGGGTTTGCTTTACAACCAAATTATTTGAGAGATATTCCTGTTGCTGGTGATAAATTAACTTTTGAAGATTTTAATCTAAGCTTCTTTGTTGATGAAAATTTAGAAAATTATATGGAAGTACAAAATTGGTTACGTGGACTAGGTTATCCAGATAGTGTAGAAGAGTTTATTGATTTAAAAAAAGATGATACATATACACCAGATCCTTCTGCAAAAAATGCATTGAATGAATATTCAGATGCAACTTTAATAGTTTACAATAGCAGTTTTAATGAAATTGTAAAGGTAAAATTTAGGGATGTATTTCCTGTTTCTCTATCAACTATTAACTTTGATGCTAGTGTTGGAGACATAGATTATGTCACGGCCGACGCTACTTTTAAGTATTCTATATATGATATAGAAGTTATGTAATTTTTTATTTTTTTATGAATCTTGATGAAATTCAGTCGTTATGGGATGCGGATTCTAAGTTAGACCCAGATAATTTACATACTGAGTCAACTGTGATACCTGCATTACACGCAAAGTATTATAGAATCTTAAATCGAATAATTCTTCTCAAAAAAGCAGAGGAGAATAAATTTAAGATACTCAAAAAAGAAAAGTGGCAATATTACACTGGCAAAGCAGATCCTCAAGTCTATGTTGATAAACCTTTTGACCACAAGGTATTGAGACAAGATGTTGATAAATACATGGACGCAGATGAGGATTTAATTAAACAACTCTCTAAAATAGATTACTATCAAGTGATGATTAGTTATTTGGATAGTATTCTAAAGACTATTGGAAATCGTACTTACCAAGTTAAGAATGCGATTGAATGGCAGCAATTTATTAGAGGATACAGTGACTGACATTACCATACGCAAAAAGAATGAAGTATATGTGACTGTGAAAACAGAACCACATATAAGCCAAGAACTATCAGATCTTTTTACATTTGATGTACCTGGTGCAAAATTCATGCCTCAGTATCGTAGTAAATACTGGGATGGTAAAATTCGTTTATTCTCTCCTGCTACTGGAGAAGTATATGTTGGATTGGTAGATAAGATTGTTAACTGGGCAAGAAAGTCAGAATATAGTTTGGAGTTTGAAAATAATAAACACTATGGTACACCATTTGAAGAGAATGAAATCATAAGTCGGGAAGGAGTCAAAGAATATATGACTCGTATATCCAAGTATAAACCAAGAAACTATCAAATAGATGCAGTTTATGATGCACTGAGATATAATCGTAAGTTATTAATATCTCCTACAGCATCAGGAAAGTCTCTAATGATCTATGCTGTGGTAAGATACTTTACCGAAAAAAATAAAAAAGTATTATTAGTTGTTCCTACAACCTCTCTCGTCGAACAGATGTATAAAGACTTTGAGGATTATGGATGGGAGGCAGAAAAATATTGTCATAAAATATATTCAGGAAAAGAAAAAACAAATGAATTTCCTGTTACCATTACTACATGGCAATCAATATACAAGTTAAAAAAACCCTTCTTTAAAGATTTTGAAGTAGCAATAGGTGATGAAGCTCATCTATTTAAGTCTAAGTCACTTGTAAGCATCATGACAAAGATGAATGATGCAAAATATAGATATGGATTTACTGGTACATTAGATGGATCACAGACTCATAAATGGGTCTTAGAAGGATTATTTGGGCCATCTTATAAAGTAACTCAAACAAAAGAACTCATTGATAAAGGTCATCTTTCTAAATTGCAAATTCATGTTTTATTGTTGAAACATAAGTCACAGAAATTTGAAACATACGAAGATGAACTTCAATATATTATCGGACATCTAAAAAGAAATAACTTTGTAAAGAATCTAGTATTGGATCTTAAGGGTAATACTCTTGTTTTATTCAGTCGAGTTGAAGCACATGGTGAACCACTTTACAATTTAATAAATAATTCTATATCTGGTAATCGTAAAGTATTCTTTGTACATGGCGGTGTTGGTGCCGAAGAGCGAGAATTAATCAGAGAGATTACCGAAAAAGAAAAAAACGCAATCATAGTGGCATCTTATGGAACATTCTCCACAGGCATTAACATTAAAAATCTTCATAATGTCATTTTTGCTAGTCCCTCTAAATCCAGAATCCGAAATCTTCAGTCTATTGGAAGAGTTCTAAGAAAAGGAGACAACAAAACACAAGCAGTTCTTTATGATATTGCTGATGATATTACTTACAGTTCACGTAAGAATTATACATTAAACCATCTGATTGAAAGAATTAAAATTTACAATCATGAAAAGTTTAATTATGAAATAGTACAAATAGATCTGAAGGAAAATGGATAGACAAGAAAAAGACAAAGAATTTATTGGAGTAATCAAGCTAGTTTCTGGCGAAGAAATTTTGTCTAAGATATGTCCATGCGAAGAAGAAAATAAAACTATTTTAATACTCGACACACCTGTAACATTTGAAACAGTTCAAATTCGTCAAGCAGGAATGGGTGCAGTAAGAGTTCATCCTTGGTTAGATATGTCTACTGATCCTATTTTAGTTATTGATATGGATAAAGTAATTACAGTAACCGAAGTATCTGATAATCAAATAATTAAAATTTATGAAAGATATCTAAAAGATAAAGATAGAGAAACTAATCAATCACCAGCTGACGAGGATATGGGTTTTTTAAGTTCTATATCTGATGCCCGAATATTCTTAGAGAAGCTTTATAAATCTAGCTAATAAATCCCTTTGAACCCTTACAGAGTTATTCTACACATATTTTACCACCTTGTCAACCCCTTTAACTTTGTGTTATAATAAATTTGTAACTGAATAGGTAAAATGGGAAGATTTTTAAATCCGCAAGACCTGAGTGAATACTCAGAAGCAATATCCGAACATGTAGAAGATCCCAATATTTTCTCCACTTTTATTGAGACTGGAACTGCATATGGACAGAGTATAGATGCCATCTATCAATACTTTGAAAAAATTTTCACTGTTGAAATATCAGAAAAATTATATGAATGGTTAACTCCACAGATTGGACATTGGACAAATGTACAGCGTGTGTTGGGTGATAGTTTGATTGAAATTCCAAAGTACTTAAATAGTTTAACAAAGGAAGATCATGTTTTCTTTTGGTTGGATGCTCACTGGTCTCAAGGTCTCAGTTCTAAAAATCATTTAGATGTTCCTTTATTAGAAGAGTGTAGTATAATTGATACAGAATATCAAGCTGACTTAGGTTTGGTAATTATTGATGATGTTAGATTATTTGAAACTCAACTTGATGAAGATTGGTCTGGTGTTTCTAAAGAGAACATCTTAAAATCCTTTGAAAACTTTGATATTGTAGTCACAAAGGAAATTGATGACAGGTTACTTTTGTTGATTAAAAGAAAATGATATGTTATAATGTAAACAACTAGCACGGAAAAAAATGCAATGGTTAGACGTACTAAAAAGTCGGAGCATTATGTAAACAATAAAGAGTTTCTTGAAGCACTTATTGTATACAGAGGTAAATGTGCAGAAGCAGAAGAAGCAGGTAAGCCACGTCCTAGAATAACGAATTATCTTGGATCTTGTTTTTTAAAAATTGCTACTCATTTGTCCTATAAACCAAACTTTGTAAACTATATGTTTAGGGAGGATATGATATC